AGTGTTGATCGGCAGAGTTTTACTGACGAGCCAGGGGAAATCATTTTTTACAACCGAACGGCAGCTCGGCCACCTGAGCCATTGCCGCCACCCCCTCTTTCACCTGAGCACCGGCTTCTTGAGAAAGAGCAGATTGAGCACATTACGAACCTTAGTGGTATTTCTGATGTGGCTCGTGGCGACATTCCGTCCCAGATAAGCGGGCGTGCAATTGGTTTGATTAGCGACATGGACACTACTCGGCACGGACCATCGGTTCGGGAGCTTGAGCATGCCATTGAACGAATGGCAGAAATGTGGCTTTGGATGTGGCGTGAGTACATGCCTATTCCTGCAACGATTCAGGTGATTGGAACGAACCATGCGCTTGAGGTGCTTGAGTTTCATGCGTCTCAAATAAAGACGACAAGGGTTCGTGTTCAGTCAAACAGTATGCTTCCCAAGATGGCCAGCTATCGGCGTGAGCAAATCATGCAGATGTATCAGGTTGGCATGCTTGGCAATCCGCAAGACCCAGCTACGTCTGTAAAGGCTCGTAAGCTAATGGAGTTTGGCGAGATTGATTCTATCTATGGAGATGCAAGTAAGGACAGGAACTACGCCAGGGAGGAGAATTATCTCTTGCGAACTGGGCATGTTCCTGACGTTTCTCCATGGGAAGATCACATCACACACATTGATGTGCATCTTGATTTTATGAAGACAGTCGATTTTCGTTTGCTTCCAACAGAGGTTCAGGCGAATATTGAAAGGCATGTGGCATGGCATTACTACGCGGAAAGTCAGCAGAGGCAGGGTGTTCCTTGGTGGCAACCCTATGTGGATGCTGGCGTCGATGGTATGCCACCAGGTGCAATGGACGGTGGACTCGATGTGGGTGAGGGGGGTGTACCCCCGCAGGGAATGGCCCAGCCTCAACCGCAAGGTTCACCGCCAGGTCTTGTTGGCGGCGGAACGCCGGAACTCAATGAAGCCGTTGGCACAAGAGGTCCCGGAGTTGCTGACTACGAGGCTGGGTTTGAAGCTTAATCACGTTAATCGTTTGCTGGCGCGATAGCCAGTACGTGAGGATTTAATGACTGAAGAATATGGCGATACGGGCTATGGCTCCATTGAGGACTCGCAGGCCTCTGGCGACTTGACTGGCGATGGCAACGCGGAAACCGGCGAAACAGGTGGGCCTGAGTTAGACGAGAAAGGTAATCCGGCACCTATTCCGTATGAGCGGTTTAAGGAAAGTCGGTCACAGTTGCATGAAGCAAAGAGCAATCTTTCGCGGATGCAGCAAGAAATTGACGCGCTACGGGCGTCGAACCAGCAGCAAGTTGAGTGGAATCAACGAGCATGGGAGCAGCTTCAGCAGCAACAGTCACCGAGCCAGCAAGGCTATGAGGACCCGCTGTTTGAGCCTGAATTGTCTGAGAAAAACGTAAAGCGCATTGAGCAGCTTGAGCAGCAGCTTGAGCACCAACGTCGAGAGTATGTGCAAAAAACACAGGCTATCGAGATAGCAAACGCTGAACGTCAGATAATGAGCGAGGTTAATGCTGCACGGCAGAAGTATCCTGAGATGCGGGAGGTGGATGTTATTAACGCCATCGCCAACAACCCAGGGGCTTCTGTCATGGCTCTTGCTAAGAGATCTCACGAAAAAGAAGTTGCTGCGTTTGAACAGCGGGTAAAGAAGCGGGGTTACAAGTCTCCCCCTAAGTCATTGCAGCGTGGACGTGGACCGTCTGCGGTAAAGCAAGACTTTGGTACAGACTTAGACGCTGCTGAAGCCGCCGCACGTGCGTTTTTATCAGGTGATTAAAATACGCTAGAGGAATAAAATGGCTGAAATTAGTAACAGTAATATCTCTTCTGGTGCGGTAACAAAAAGTAACTTTGATGCCGTACTTAAAGAATTCTATGAGGGTCCTGTACGGGAGCACCTCAACAACAGCATCCCAATTTTGGAGTATGTTGAAAAATCTAAACGAAGTTGGAGCGGTCGTCATGTCCGGTTCCCTGTCCACTTGCGCCGTAACCATGGTGTTGGTGCTCGTTCTGCCTCGGGCTTCCTGCCTTCCGCAGGGCGACAGCAGTACGAAGAAAGCAAGATTAATGTAAAGCAGCTTTATGGCCGCATTGAATTGCTTGGTCTTGCCATTTCTGCGTCTGAGGGTGACAAGGGTTCGTTTGCTTCTGCGCTTCGCACAGAGGTTGACGGTCTTCGTCGTGACCTTCGAGTGGACTTGAACCGTCAGGTTTGGGGAAATCCACTGGTGACTGACACGACTACTAAGACTGGTGTTCTTTGTCAGGTCAACGGTGGTCCGACCACTGTGACAACTGCTGATGCCGGTGTCGAGGTTACTTTTGATGGGCCTGGTACACGTTACCTGAAGAAAGGTATGCTAATTAGTGCAGACACCGCAGCAAATTTAAATGCAGGCGTTTCTGCAGTTGCAAACCCGATGGAGGTTATTGAGGTTACTGGCACTACAACTGCCAAGCTAAAATCAACCGATGGCGATAGTGCGACAATTTCAGATAATATGGTTGTCTGTAAGGCCGATAAGAACGACCTTTCTTTTGATAATGAGATTACTGGGTTGAGCTTTATTGTTGCTGATACGGGCACCCTTCAAGAGATAGACCCAACGACCAGTACCGAGTGGAAGGCTACTGTTCTTGATAATGGGGCTAATGGCAACCGACCGCTTAGTCTTGAGCTGATGCAGCTTGCAATTGATGCAACTGACGAGGTTTCTGGTGCCGAGCCAAATCTGATTATGGGTCATCACAGTGTTCGCCGTGAATACATCAACTTGCTGACTTCTGACGTTCGCTACTCTCCTGAGCAGCTTCGCGGTGGTTTCCAGAAGTTGACGTATGCTGGCGGTACACGACCGATGCCTATTGAGTTTGACCGTATGGCACCTTATAACAAGCTATTCTTCATGAACACGAACGACATTAAGATGTACGTCATGAAGGACTGGGGCTGGGCAGACCGAGATGGTTCTGTGTTTAGCCGAAAGGCCAACTCTGACAGCTGGGAAGCTTTCATGTGTTGGTACGGTGACCTGGGTTGCGAGCGACGATTTAGTCACACGCTGCTTGATGACATCGATGTGTCTAACTTGATCTTCTAGGGATCGTGCAGAACCCTAGCCACTGGGGGGTTAATAGCCCCCTGGTGTTTTTTTTACTTAGTATCCCCGCAACGGGGGGACAACTGTGGAGTGGTAAACTATGATTCGCGATAAGAATATTGAATATAAGTACAAGGTTGACACCATTGAGGTTGCCAGCTTTTCCTCAATGCATGAGACAGATAGTAGTGGTAACATTACACCTATACACACCGACACCGTTGAGTTTGAAGCAATAAATTCTGTTGGCCAAGTGGGCCTAAAAATGGTGGCTGGCGAGCTTGGTCGCACGGCGCTGTACTCACCAACATATATCGATTGGGAAAACGATGTGTTTTTCCGGGCTGTACACGCTAATGCATCGACAAACACCGCGCACACAACTACTTGGATTGTTACTGTCGATAAGGCTGATGCTGGTGGTGCGTTTTTAAACCCAGCAACAGGCGCACTTAGCACGCCAATTCCGGCAGATGCAAACCATGGTAGTGCAAACCGTATTCAGTTTACAGAATGGGGTAAGCTCGACGGAGGCACGCTAGCGCCAGACATAAATGACTTTTTAAGCATAGATGTTGAGCTTGATGCGCTTGATGGTTCGGCGGATACATTTCTTATGGCCTTGCAGATTGCTTATTTGCCAAAGCTTACAAACGGACCACAAGTAAACAACCAAGCAGACCCAACGGATGCATAAATGATTTTGACCGAAACCCAGTGGAATGACATCAAGCGCATAAAGTGGAACCAAGTAGAGTCTAGGCGCATTAGAGAGCGAGTGAACGACGACAAGGTTATTGTCGGTTGGTGCAATCGTGAGAAGCGTTGGATGATTGCGCGGATTATTGATGCCACAGTGGAGGTTCGGTTCGGGGTCAAAACAATTCCAACGAGAGAGAGAGTTCCCTTTGTTTGGAAGGTTTGGGAGGATGACGACGGGTCGTTTCTTGATATCAAGGACGCCCGTTTGATTCCTTACATTCGTCGATGTGACTTATGGCGAATGGGTCCCGATAAGTATTTGCTTCAGTACGATCACGTTAATTGGCTTGAGGAGCAAAGAAGTAAAAGCGCACTGGACGACCTTGTTTATCACGGCACGAGTGAAATGTGGAAATCGTTCAAGACCGTTGCGGATGCCAAATGTGGCACAGACGTAAGGCACAAGAAGCCAGACCGCTTTTTCTTTATGAACTAATATGACTGTAAATAACCTATGCAGGACGCTTGAGGACGTAAGGACTTTTGCAAAGGTACTGTTAGACGAAACGGGCGACCTCT